TCTTGTGTAGCATATCCGCCACTAAGGAATACAACCTTTTCTACGTTGTGTTTAACTGTCAAGTTATGATACAAGTTAGGTGTTTCAGGAGGTGTTAGTTTAAGAATAACGGAAAAGTCTTTGCCTTGTAAATATATTTCTAACAATCGATACAGCTCATCTTCAATTGCGGCTTTGTCAGGATGATCAATCGGCACTTCGGGTTCAATGATTGGTACAAGACCGTAGTCACAAATAGTACGAGCAAGTGTAAACTGTTGTTTAAGCACAGGATGAATCATGCCTGTACCGTGTACAATGCTACGCATCTTAGTGCCGTAGATTCGAGGACCAATGCCGTTTGTAGCCCATTCGCACATAGCACGTACATCAAATTCTTTGAGCATACCGTTGTCTTCGCATCCGCTATCAACTTTTAGAAACGTGTCAATACCTTTTTCATCAAGCACATTAACCATGCCGCGGGTGACTGTGTCTTGGTAGAGGATTGCTCCCCAGATGTTTGAGTCGTTGAAGTCAGGACTGTTGACCATTCTAAGACGCATAGCATGAACTTTCTCCATCTTGTTTTCTTCTGTGTATTCTTGTCCGTAGCGTTCTAGTACGCCTCCAGTTGAACCACCACTGTGATCCATTGCTGCAATAAATCTTGGATCACTCATATGACTCTCCTGTTTCACGGAAGAAGTTTTCACTCCAAAACGCTTTGTCGTCAATCCACACATCGTAGTTTTCTTTTTCGCCTACGCTTAGTTCGTGATGCTTTGCGCCCCAGTCCATAAGTTGCTTGTATGTAAGTTCGTAATAATCTACACCGCTTACACAGCCACGTGCTGTCATATATTTTATTGTGTGTCCTGCATCGTATAATGCGTTTACTCGTGCAATGCGCTCTGGCATTGGAATATGATTAGCATAGTCTTTTTTACCACTACCATCCATAAAGTAAACCTCTTGACAAATAGTTCCGTCGATGTCAATCACATATTTCATTAAATGTCCTTTGTGTCAAAGTTTAAAGTGGCACTTCTGTTGCTAGGCAGTACCCGCCCCCACATACCCTTAGGCTGCTAGTGCCATTTCTGGCGCTCTATTTGCGTTTGCATTTAGAAATGTTGACCAATAACGCAGTCATCCGGTTAACTCCACTTCACTTTCACACCTGTCGATCCTAGTTCTACCCCATCAAAAACACACTGCCAACCACGAGGCTCAAAGAACCCTTAAAGGCGATTTCGCGGGTCAGACCCTAGAAACAGTGTGCTTATGGTGGAGTAGCCCGGTACTGCCCCGGGGTCCAGTATGTGTCTACGTTGCTTCAACGCTAACAGTTTATTTATATACTATATTTGTAGGTTTGTCAAGAACAATTTACCATCGTTGGTCTTTTATTTTTCGTACTGTTTTTGTAGCTCTAATAGCATTCATTATTCTAAGCAACTGATTTGATTTAATATTTGAATGCCATCTGTTTTTTGTATCAAATGTTTTTGCATAGTCACATGCTTCTGTAAACTTTGTAGAAACTATTTTTTCTAGGCATTGTAAGTCTTCGTCACTCAGTGACATTATTCCTTTTGGTTCCATTGTGGAATCTCCTATTATATGCTTGTTCAAAACCTTCTTCATAATCACATAACGGAGCCCCATTGCAACCGTCGACCCATAATCTTTTAAAGTAGCTATCTGCTGATTGAAATGCTGTAGCATCACTCTCTGGAATATGGCCTTTTACCATCCAAAACAATCTATATGCTTCTTTATGCTCTATCATATTGGTATTTATACCTCGGCAGAAATGTTGACGCTAACACTGTTCATAAAAGCCTTCGTATATAGATTGCTTGTATATTTGGTTAGCACGATTAATGTCGCACTCTATTTGATACAAAAACTCATTCTCATCATAGTAATCAATAGTAAAAAGATCTTTACTATTCTTAAAATCAAGACAGTATGGACCTTTTTTTAGCAATGCGTTCCTAGCTTTGATAATCAACAGTATTGACTTTCAATATGTTTTTTGAGGAAGTCATTACGAGTAAGTATATCACCTGCTGTGTAATATTTTAGATTTTCTGCTGCTGTGATATCTCCGTGTATTACATCTACTACATAGTTATTTTTATCACAGAAATCAGCAACTAATGTTACATCATCATGTTGTATGTTATCTACTGCACATCTTGCAGTATCTTCACAGACACTGATAGTTGCACGACCAATATTAAATACGATCATCGTTTTCTAATGCTACTTCTAATATTTCGTTGAGAGTAAGATGCTTCATGTCATCGTCAAGTATTACTTCTTTCATATCAAGATCATCATCTGCTGACTCAGTGTTACCAAGATATATCATAATATCATTCAACGTGATGTTATCATCTATCTGAGAAGCAGTCCATATTTGACTCATAATCAAACAGTTTTGAATACTATTACGATTTTTTATTTCTTTCTTTACTAAGAAATCAATAGCGTTTTGTTTTGCTTGTACATACAAAGAAACTTTGTCAGCAATGTTATTTAGGTATTGTTTTTCGCTCATGTTTTTAACTTTTGATCTTGTATTTCTTTTCTACGCTCTGTTATTAACGTTTTTAAATCATTGAGAGCTTGACGGGCACGAACAGCACTTACTTTCACACCTTCTTGTTCAAACTTTTCTGATTCTTTAACGTAAGTTGCAAATGCAACTTTCATTGCGTCATGTATTTCGCTCAACTCAGACACCTATAATGTACTCGTATAGTTCTTTCCAGTTGACTACTTTCTTCATGTTATCCGGAATAGTATCATTCATATTCCATCCGTGTTCAATAAGTATTGGTCGCATGCCTACTTTCTGTCCTGCAACAGCATTTGAAAACTTGTCTTCGATCCAATAGTAACCAGTGTCACGATACTTCTCAAGTGCTTCGTCTTTGTCTGCACCTGTATCCAAACACTCTAGTACTGGAAATGCTGTTGGACCAAATAACTTGTCCAAGTTCATTTGACGTAGCTTCTTGGCATTAGGATCAAGACTCATGCTAGTGACACAATGGAACACATAGCCGTGTTCTTCGTGTAGTCGTTTCACATAATAACGTGCATCACGTAGTGCTGGAAGGAATGCCATTGCAGCACTCTCATTAAATATTACAACTTGTTTGATAGCTTCTTCTAGAGTAATACCAAATCGTTTACCAATGTTGTATTCTTTATTACCATCTTTGATTTCAGTATACCCGTGTTGTGTCATCCAAGCACAAAACGCATATTCCCAGTTAAGTAAGACTCCATCGCAGTCTGTTACAATAATCTTTTCCATACATGCCTCTTTCTATTTGCCTTTGTTATGTTTTATATTAACACAAGGTAAACAAACTGTCAAGCCTTAATCATATTAGTTGGCAAAAACGTTAGAACTACCAGAGGTTATTTCGTGTGTTTGAGAGGTACCGTCACCGTCATAGTGATCGCCAATGCGCCCTATTTGTTTATTATTTGCATAAACATTTGGCGAATATGTATCCAATGGCGGCGAATGGTTTACAGGACCTGCTGTACAAGGGTCTCCATGTGGGTGACTTTTCATAACATCGTCTTTTCTAACAACGCCTATGTTGTTAACAAAAACATTACTACTGCCAACATTGCTCGACTGTGTTGTATTAGCATCCCAGTTCCAAGCAACAGGTACTGGAGGATCACCGGCTCGTCGACATACTTTTCCTCTAACACCGTCGGTACAAGCAACACTGCTTTTTCCGTCCTTGTATGCTAATCCTGGCATCTATACTCCTAAACTACTGCTAATCCTGTAGTTGCTTGCACATATTGACTGGCCATATCTTTTTCAGTCTTGTGTACAAAAACTATTGCACTTTTATTTAGTTTGATAGTGCTGGCAGGATCTACAGTAAACACCCAAGGACCTAGTCCAATGCCTTGCTGACTTGCTTGTAGTGCTAGTGGCTTGGTGATTTTGATACTGGTAGCATCTTCTTCTACAAATCTGCCTACAATCTCTTCGCCTGCTGTAGTTCTAATAGTAATGGTGTCTGTTGCTTTGTACGGTGCTTCAATAATCATAATGAGTGTCCTGTTCCGTTGTAACCTGTTTCTTCTAAATACTGTGGAAACTTATCCCAGCCGCCAATGCTTTTGCCACCTACTTTGATTTGTGGAAAAGTGCGAGCTCCTGGGAACATTTCTAATACTTGTTCACGTGTAAAGTCTTCGTTGAGTTGATAGTATTTGTATTCGTACTGACGACTTTCACACAACGCTTTTGCTCTATCACAGAACGGGCATTGTGTTTTGCCATATATTTCTATCATAACGAAAAGCCTTTGAATGTGTCTGCTGCAACATCTTGCTTTGTACCGCCGCTAACATAACTTGTTATTTCAGTTTCTTGTGGAGCAACTTGTACATCTGCACCCGAGATCCATTTCTGTGTCCACGGCAAAGGATTT